GTGTCGCCATCAAAACCAAACTAACCGACGCTGAGATCGGAAAGGCCCTGCCCGGGTTGGCCCAGTGCGTCGCGGATCACGTCGCTTCGCAGGCGCAAAAATGATCGACGTCACGAAACCGCTGAACGTGGTCTGGGATGACGTGCGCGGCGTGCCCCTCTCGATGCAGGGCGAGCTGTTGGCCGGCAAGACCGGGCCCGAGCTCGAGATCCTGTTCGATGCCATGTGGGTGTGGCACCGGATCCACCAGCGCGCGATGAAGGCCGCGATCGACGAGACCGGCCCGAACGATCACCTGCTGCTGCTTTGCGACGGCTTCTCGGGCCTGAGCGGCGGGGTCGGATCCTCGATCCACGAGCTCGGATCGGCGCGCGGCTGGACAACATTCGACTGGGTGCAAAGCTGGGCCTGCATGTTGCGGCCCGCACCTACGGAAAAGGAGAAAACGACGTGAGCAAAAAGAAAAAACCGCAGTTCGGCACGCTGACCGAGGCACAAAAGAGGGTCTGGTCGGCGCCGAGTAAATCGAGCATCGAAGCAGCGCAGATAGCGCTCAACGAGCAGAGGAGCAAGCGCATCCCAACCCAGATAAACCGCTTGCCGGAACACATACCGGTACGTCCGATCTGCGAGCTTTTGGTCGAGCTCAATGCTTCAAACGGCAAGATTGAGGGCATACGCCCGACAGGTTCTGAACTCGCGGAGCTGGCGGGGCGGGCCCAGGCGCTGATCGTCACGCGGACCCGTCAAATCAACGACGCCGTTAAAGAGGCCGAGGATAGGCGCGCACGCGACGCAAAACTTGCGGTGTTCCAGCGCATGGGCACCGAGGAATTGGCGGATTGGGCGCGCGACTTGCTCGAGATCGTGGCGCTTGCCACCACGGTATGCCGGAAAAGCGGGGGCGAACTGCCCGACGTCGCCACGATCCGCGTCCTGGCCGAGCGCCGGCTTCTGGCCCTGGGCCAGCCGCGTGAGCCGGTCGAACCGACGGGCTTTGTTGCCGGAAAAGGATTGTTTCGCAACGAACAGCCGGCGTAAAAGCGGCGGCCCCCGGATCCTGCGTTCCATTCAGGTCCAGGGGCCGCCTAGCGCTGGGGCAAGCCCCCCGGCGAGCCCAGCGCGTCCCTAAATTCACGGCCGGGGGTCCAGTGGAGCACGCTTTGCGCTCGGCACCAGACCCCCGGGTTACCGGCATTTTCGGCCCCGCAGGCTGCGACCCGGGGCCCGCAAGCGAAATTTTCGTTATTGACCACGCACCCCCAAAATCGTTGGGTTCCGCCATGCCAGAGTTCCGCCCCTATCGAACCAAGCCCGCGACCGACGAGCAGAAACTGTCTGCCTCGAAATGGAACGCTGAGCGCAAGATGCGCGCCCACGATAGCTATCCCCCCAACATCCGGCGCCTCATGGTCGAGTACGGCATCGTGATCGCCGATCTGGCGCTCAGCAAACACGACCCCGACACGCCGGCCGAGATCCTTTTGGCCACGGCTGAGCAGATCCGGCGGGGGCGGCAGGGGATATGAAGCAAGATCAGCTCGATCGTCGACTGCGCATGTCGCAGCACGACCGGATGCCCAGGTATGTGCGGGATCTACTCAATGAGTTCCCCCAGGCCGTCGTGGTCGGCGTGCTCAAAGCGTGCGGGCCGCACGCCGGTCTGGTCTATCTGCGCCAGGAGTGCCATGCCGTGATGGCGATCATCCAGGAGATCCGGCTGGAAAACGAGCGCAAAGCGCTTGACCTGCAGGACCCGTAATCGTTTGGTCCGGGGATAGGAGGGTCCCATGTCACGTCTTGAATTTAACCTCACGTTCCCGCCATCGACCAACAATCTGTTCGCCAACAAAAAGAGCGGCGGCCGGGTGCCAAGCACCAAGTACAAGAGCTGGCGAGCGGAAGCGGGCTGGGAGATCAACCGCCAGCGGCTCACCCTGCCCAACTCGATGAAGGGCGTGCCGGGGGATCAGCTGGCCAACGTGCGAATTTTGGTAAACGTCGCCAGGGTCTCGGCGGCGCGCGACCTCGACAATCTGATCAAGCCGATCTTGGATCTGCTGGTCAATATGCAGGTCCTGATCGACGACACCGTAAAGTATGTGAACCTGATCGAGATCCGTCTTTCCGCGCTCGACCGGCCCAGCGACTTGCTTGTGATCGTCGCATGGTAACCCAGCCCGAGGTCCATATCGTTCGCACCGACGATCGGCTCTACGACGTGGCCGAAATCGTCGTCGATGTCCTGATGCGCCATGCCGGGATCCACGTCGTCGGCCGGCGCTTCACCTACTCCGAGGCCCAGCGCGCCGAGGCAAGTGCCCTATTCGCCAACGCCGTAGCCGTCATGGCGGATCTGTCCCAGGCCATGCAAAATGGACCCGGTTTCGCCTACACGCTCGAGAGCTTCGTCGCCGCACTCCGCGCCGATCGGCCGGGCGGCGATCAGACATGGCCCATCAATCCGACCGGGCCAAAACACTGAGAGGGGGTGGTTGGCGTGAAAAAGAAAAGCAAAGGCGGCGGCAAGAAGTGCTGATCTGCCGGGCCCCGGGCGCGAACAACTGTCGCAACGTAGAGGGATAAGCGGCTTTGGATCGGTGCAACGCCCGGGGCTTGACATATGTTCCGAACCGCTAGAACATATGTTCATCAAGCTGGAAGGAGCTGATGAACATGGAAGGTTTCAAACGCGCGACCGTTCAACGGCGCGGTGGGCGCCACAACTTGGGGATCTACCACGCGATGTCGACCAACTGGACCGCCCCGGGCCCGAGCCCCAGAAAATGCCAGTACATCGTCGGCGTGCCCACGGCCCGCGACGACTGCAAGTGCGGAACCGTGGCGGTGCCCGGCTTCCCGTATTGCAGCACCCACGCCCAGCTGTGCTACGACAGCGCAGCAAAGCTACAACCCGAGGAGAAACGCGACCATGAATGACGATTGGGAAACCAAGGCCTATCTCAAAGATGGCCGCCCCGCCATGTATATCCGCAAGCCGGGCCACGCCCTTGCGCTCGATGTCACCGGCATTACCCTTGCGCCCGGCGGCTATCTTGCCGCGCAAGAGTTCGCCAGCCATGTGGCCCGGTTGCTCAACACGTTCGAGCAGCCGCAGATCCAGCACGCGGTAACAGACGTGGCAATGGGCGTGCCGATGCAGCCCCCGTTCACCCCGCCCGGCCTCGCGATCGAGACATCTGTTCCGGCCCCGGTTGCGCCGGATACCGTGTCTGGTGCATCATCCGGCAATGACGGCAGCGCTTCAACCGACTGACGACGCATCACTACCGAACCAAGTCACGGCACCGGGCGAGGATCTAAGCCTCACCGATGCCGTGGCCTTGACGTGGAACGATCCGCTCGCCTTCGTTTATTTGAATTGGGAATGGGGCGTCGGCCCGTTGGCCGGCCAGGACGGCCCCGACAAATGGCAGATCGACGTCCTCAACACGATCGCCAAGCATATCGAGCAAGGCGGCAACGCCGCAGAAGGCCTGCAGATCGCGGTGGCCAGCGGCCACGGGATCGGCAAAACGGCGCTGATCGCATGGATCGTGATCTGGTTCATTGCGGTGCACCCAAACCCGCAAATCATCGTGACGGCCAACACGATGCGCCAGCTCAGCGGCAAGACTTGGCGCGAGGTCGCCAAGTGGAACAAAGTCGGGCGGTGCAATAGCTGGTTCAAATGGACCGCGACCCAGTTCTATCGGGTCGGGCACGCCGACACCTGGAAGGCCGAGGCGATCCCGTGGTCGAAAGAGCGTTCCGTCGCGTTCCAGGGTGCCCACGAAAAGTACATCCTGACACAAGCAGATCGACAGCCGCACCGCCAAGATGGCGGATCGGCGCCAGATCCAGAAATGGATTGAGGACTACGGCGAGGACAGCGACTTTGTGCGCGTCCGCGTCAAAGGCCAGTTCCCCCGCGCCGCCTCGAACCAGCTGATCTCGAGCGAGCTGGTCGAGCTCGCCAAGCAGCGGCGCAAGCCGAGCGAGGAGGAGCTGGCGGGGTGGCCCAAGCTACTGGGCGTCGACGTGGCGCGCGACGGCGACGACCAATCGGTCATCTGTTTCCGCCAGCACAACTACATGAAGATCATCAAGCGTTACCGCGAGCGCGACACGATGCAGCTCGCCGCCCTGGTGGCCGAACAGGTGCGTGAGCTCGGGATCGACCATATTTTCGTCGACGTGGTGGGGATCGGCGCCGGCGTTGTCGATCGCCTGCGGCAAATGGGCTTCTCCGTGTTCGCGGTGGTGTCGGGCGAAACCGCCCTGCAAGACGATCGCTATTTCAACAAGCGCGCCGAGTGCTGGGTCCAGATGCGGGACTGGTTGAAGGCCGGGGGCTGCCTCGAGGACGATCAGGAGCTGACCGACGACCTGATCGGGCCGCAATACGGCTACGACGAGCGCGAGCGCTACCAGATCGAGCGCAAGAAGGAC